CCGAGCTGGATCATGCCAAGGCGGCGGCCGCGCTGGACGCGGTGGCCTGGGCCTGCCAGGAGGCCGCGCAATGAGCGATATGTTCGAGACGCCTGCGCAGATCCGCTCCGCCTATGAAAACGGCCTGCCCGGATGGCAGTTTAATCAGGAGACGATGGACGCCCTGATGGCCGATCGCAAGGCGCTGTTGTTCGCCGAGGCGGCACCGCATCTGGCCGGCGTGGGCCGAGGCAAGATGGCCCTGCTATGGCGATCACGCGAGAAGTACGATCCGGGGGCGTTCGGCCAGGAGTCCCAGACCACCGGCGACTGTGTGTCGCACGGCTCGCGCAACGCCCGGGAAGTGACCCGCTCGGTCGAAATCCACATCAAGCGGGAACCCGAGGAATTCTACAAGCGGACGGCGACCGAGCCGACTTATGGGGCCCGTGGTCACGGGGGCCAGGGGATGGACCCGGCCCAGGCGACACGCTTTGAAAGCGATTGCGGGTTCCTCTTCCGCCAGAAATACCCGTTCGTCGATCTGTCGGAGTACGACTCCCGGATCGGCAGCCGCTGGGGATCGCGGGGCGTGCCGGAAGCGGTCAAAGAAGAATGCCGCAAGCACAACGTGGGCCAGTGGGTCGCGCCGGAGACGGCCGGCCAGGTCAAGGACCTGCTCTACTCGGGCTACGCCCTGCACAGCGGCCAAAACTTCGGTGTGCGCGGCACCTCCGACAGCCGTGGGATCGCCATCCCCAGCGGCCGCTGGTCTCACGACATGGCCACGGTCGGCTACGACGACACGCGCGAAGTCTATCCGGTATGCGTGTTCCTGGTGGCCAATTCGTGGGGACGTTGGAATTCGCCGCCGAAGGTGTGGCCGGAAGACCGTTACGGACTGTGGCCGGAGGGTTCCTTCTGGGTGGCTGAAGACGTCTACGCCCGCTACTTCGTCGGCAGTCGGTCGATCTTCGCCTACTGCGACATCAAGGGTGTGCCGCAGAAGAAGCTGCCGGACTACGGCAACCTTGAAAACATCCTGGGGTGAGATGATGAAACGCTTGCTGCTGATTCTTGGATTCTGCGTTCTGCTTGTCGGCGGCTGCCTGCCCGGCGTGGCGGGCCAGGACTACCGCGACGCCGTGGCAGTCGAGTGGGCCGTGGCCACGATGACGGATCGGGCCCCGCAGCCCAATCCGCCGTCGCCCTACCGATGCCCCCGATGCAAAGACACCGGCTGGATCATCCACGGCGACGGCCACCGCACACCTTGTCCGGACTGTAGCGACGGGAGCAGTGGCCCCTACGGCGGTCCGCTCGATACGCTCCGCGAGGCCAAGGAGCTGATCCGCAAGGGCAATGCACTGGCCGACCGCGGCAAGGCCCTGTTGGATGCTGCCGAGCGGGAAGGCAAGATCACCGTCGACGTTCGGCTGCCGAAACCAAACCTGCAGTCACAAAAGCCTATCAGAGAGGAACCCGTCACCAACGCGTGCCCGGGCGGCGTCTGTCCGCTGGTGCCCGAGTATCCGAAGCGGACGCCGTCGGCAACCCAACCGGCCGCGTCGTCGTGTGGGAGCACGTATTGCCGGCCACGGCTCTTCCGGAGGTTCCGCCGATGACTGCTGCACAAATCGAGGCCCCCCAATACGTGCTGGGCCATTCATGGACCTGCCGCAGGTGGCAGAAGCACACCTCCTGGCTGGTGCGTGACGCTGTCGAGTTCTTGCCGGAGATGCCGCCGCCGGGCGAGCAAACCGACGACTGGCGCCCTCGGCTGGCTGCACATCTGCGAGAGCGCGTCCGCGGCCAGTTGGTGGGCAACCCGGTGTTGATTTGGATCTTGCTGAACGTGGTTGTACCGATCGTGGTCCGGCTGGTGATCGAGTGGTGGCTGAACCGAAAAGGCGCGTGAGATGGCCGATGTGATCCAGTTGTGGTCTCCGCTCATCCAGGGCGGGTTCGCCGTGTTCGCCTTGCTCTTGCTGGGTGTGAACGTCTGGCTGGTCAAGCAGCTTTTGAAGGTGCTCAAGGACAACAGCCAGGTGATCGCCGGCAACACCCGGGCCATCGAATCGGTCGCCACGATCGCCAGCGATACCCGGGAGTTGATGCAGCAACTGCGTGATGAACTGCTGAAACGGCCGTGCCTGATGGATGGGTACGGCCAGGAGAAGGAACCGTAACCGTGTCGTGGGCCTCCGGCCCGCACAATGCAAAAGGAGCACAGAATGTCTGTCGTATTCGTACATGACGGCAATTCGATCGACTACACGCCCGCCGCCGACGTAACGGCCGGGGACGTGGTCGTGCAAAACGACCTGGCCGGCGTGGCCAAGCTGGACATTGCGGCCGGCGCGCTCGGCGCGCTGGCCGTGGCCGGCGTGTTCGACTTCCCCAAGGCGACCGGCGCCGGCACGGCGATCGCCGCAGGTGTGAAGGTCTATTGGGACGAAGACACGCAACAGGCCAGCGAAGAGGGCGACGAGTCGGGCAGCGGCTCCGATTCGCTCGAAGGCGCGGCCTTCTTGGGCAAGGCGGTCCAGGCGGCGGCCGACGACGATGCGACGGTCCGCGTTCGGCTGAGCCAGTGAGGTAGATCGTGGTCGACCTGCTTCGCAAAGGCTCCGAGTGGCTCCAGCAGCAGCGCACGGCGCACTGCTCCAGTCCGGTCCAGTACCGGCGCGGCGTGGATGCGCATGTTGTCCAAGCCACTCGGGGAAAGACCGAGTACGAGGTGGTCGACGACTACGGCGCGACCATCGGCAGCCACGTGGTCGACTTCCTGATCATGGCCGACGAGTTGAATCTGAAGCCCGAGCCGGGCGATGTGGTCATCTCGGACGGATACCAGTACGAGGTGATGAACCTCGGCAGTGAAGGTTGCTGGCGATTCAGTGACCCGAACCTGATCACCATGCGAATCCACACGAAGGAGGTCGGCCCCGCATGAGCTTTGCCACGGATATCGCCGACGCCGTCGCGGCGGAACTCAATGCGGCCCCATCCGGCACGTTCAGTGAAACGTTTTCGGCCCAGCGCCGCGTGCTGCCGGAGTTCGACCTGGAGGACCTGGCCGAATTGAAGGTGTCGGTCGTGCCCAAGAGTGTCGAGATCACCGGTTCCACGCGGGCGGCCAGCCAGTACGAGGTGGCCGTGGACGTTGGAGTCCAGAAGAAGCTGGGCAAGGACCTCGACGCGGAGGTGGCGGCCTTGGGCACGCTGGTCGACGAGATGGCCGATTACCTTCGCCGCCGGACGCTCCAGCAGGCCCCGTTCGCCGTATGGGTCGGCATTACGAATGAGCCCGTGTATGTGCCGGAGCACCTGGCCGAGCGGCGGGTGTTCACCAGTGTTTTGACGGTGACCTACCGGGCCATGAAGTGAACCGGAGGATGGCAACGCCAAGATGATCGGCTTCGATGTGAAGCGAGTGTTCTTTGACACGAAGACCGTCCGTGCCAAGACGGACAAGGCCACTCGCCGGGTACTGTCGCAGTTCGGTGCCTTCGTCCGCCAGACGGCCCGGCGGAGCATACGCCGGCGGAAGAAGGCCAGCCAGCCGGGACGGCCGCCCAGCAGTCACACGGGTCTGCTCAAGAAGTTCATCTGGTTCGGCTACGACACGGTTCGCCGCAGCGTGGTCATCGGCCCGGTTCGGCTTTCGCAAAAGGGCCGCGGCGAGGCACCGTCGGTACTGGAGCACGGCGGACTCGTAATGATGCAGTCGCGCCGTCGTGAGGGAAAGAAGACCAGGGCCCGCATCCACCCAAGACCGTTCATGGGCCCGGCAATGGAGAAAGAAAAACCTAAGCTGTCGGCCATGTGGCGGGACAGCGTGAAATAACCATGGAGGACACAGCATGTCACAGACATTTCTGTTGGGCATGAATGCCAAGATCTATCAGGGGGCGGCCGGTGGCGACCTGGCGTCGCTCACGGAAATGAGCAACGTCAAGGACGTCACGCTCAATCTCGAAGCGGGCGAGGCGGACGTTACCACCCGGGGCAACCAGGGCTGGCGGGCCACCGCCCCGACGCTGCGGGAATGCACGGTCGAGTTCGAGATGCTTTGGAACCCGGGCGACGCCGGCTTCGAGGCGATCAAGACCGCCTTCTTGAGCAGCGGTACGCTCCGGTTGGCCGTGCTCACCGGTGAAAAAGCCACGTCGGGCACGGAGGGCCCGTTGGGCGATTTTTCGATCACCAACTTCTCCCGCAACGAACCGCTCGAAGAGGGCGTCACGGTGAGTGTGACCGCGAAACTGGCCGAGTTCGACCAATGGGTGGAGGTGGCCTGAGGCGGCAGGGCCGCCAGCCAATAGGTGCTGCCGCACCACCGCCGAAAGCCCACTCCTGTTGGTCGCTCTACTTTGTCGAGGCAGACACCTTTTCACGCGAGGTAACACATACCATGAAGACATTTACCGACCGCGCCGGGCGGACCTGGACCGTCACGCTGACGCTTGGCACGGCGATGACCGTGAAGGAACAACTGGGCGTCGACCTGCTTCAGCCCGAGGCGGGCGACCCGCCGCTTTTGACGCGGCTGGGGACCGACGAGATGCTCCTGGGGGAAGTGCTCTGCGCGATGCTCCAGCAGCAGTTCGACACCCACGGCGTCACGGCCGAGGAGCTCCGCGACGGCTTCGACGGCCAGACGCTCCTGGCCGCCCAGAAGGCCTTCTACGAGGAACTGATCGATTTTTTCCGCTCTCGCGGCCGCACGGATCGTGCCAAGGCGGTCGCCAAGCAGGTCAAGATGATCGACGCGGCGGTGACGGCGGTGGAGATGCGGATCGACGCGATCGACGTCGAGGAGACGATTGCTGGGGCCATGTCTGGCGAATCGCCGGAGGCCTCGGCATCGACCCCAGGCCCTTGACGCTCCGGCAGCTTTTGTGGATGGCCGAGGGCCGCAATGAGAATCTCTGGCTGATCGCCTCAGCCGTGATGGCGCTTGTGGCCAATTGCCACCGCGACCCCAAGAAGCGGGCATTCACGCCCGACGACTTCAACCCAATGGTCCACCGCACCCAACGAGCCGACGTGATCCGCGTCACGCCCGAAACGGTCGGCGATCTACGAAAGGCGTTTGTCGCAGCAGTCCAGACCTGAGGCACTTTGATGCCAGTTTCATCGACCGCAATCCGAGCCGGACGGGCGTTCGTCGAGCTGTTTGCCGACGACACGCGTCTGGTGCGCGGATTGCGTCGGGCCGAAGCGAAGATTCGAGCGTTTGGCGACAAGTTGAAGAACATTGGCCGCCGGATGATGGGGCTGGGAATGACCGCCGCCGCGCCGCTGGCGCTTTCCACCAAGGTCTTTGCCGGTTTCGACGACCAGATGCGCTCCGTCCAAGCAGTAATCGGCGCGACCGGTGAAGAGTTCGACCGGCTCACAGAGAAGGCCAAAATGCTTGGCCGTACCACGTCGTTCTCGGCCGCCCAGGTCGCGGCCGGCATGCTCGAGCTGGGACGCGCCGGATTCTCGCCCAAGCAGATCGACGCGGCCATTGCCTCGGTACTCGATCTGGCCCGGGCAACCGGGACCGAACTGCCCGAGGCCTCGAACATCGCGGCGGGCACGTTGCGTTCGTTCTCCCTGGAGGCCGACCAGATGGGGCGTGTGGCCGACGTGATGACGGCCACGGCCAACAACTCGGCCCAGACGCTCACCGACCTGGGCGAAGCGATGAAGTACACCGCGCCGGTCGCGGCCGAGTATGGCATGACGCTCGAAGAGACCGCCAAGACGCTCGGTGCCCTGGCCAACTTCGGCATCAAAGGTTCGATGGCCGGCACCACCATGAAGAACATCCTCCTGCGGCTGGCCGATCCAGCGATCCGCAAGCAAGTCGAGGCGCTGGGTGTGTCGGTCACCGACGCTGGCGGCAATCTGCAAAACGTCTCCGACATCCTCCGCGACGTGGGCCGGGCGGTCGAGCGGATGCCCAATGCCAAGCGACTGGCCATCTTCAACCAGATCTTCGGCATGCGGGCCGTTGCCGGCGGGGCCAAACTGACGGCCGCCGCGTTCGATCGTTTGAACAACGCCATCGACCGTGCTTCTGGTACGGCCGCCAAGACGGCGAAAGTCATGGACAGCGGCATCGGTGGCGCGTTTCGACGCCTGTATTCCGCCGTCGAGGGGATCGCCATCGCCATTGGCGACGCCCTGGCGAAGCCGCTATCGGACATGGCCGCCTGGCTGGGCAAGGCGGCCGGTTCGATCACCCGGTGGATCAAGGGCCACAAGCGGCTCGTCGTCACCGCCATGAAGGTCATCCTCGTCGTGATGGGCGTCGGCGCTGCCCTGCTGGCCCTGGGACTCGTGTTCAGCGCGGTGGCAACGGCGATCGGCGGAATTATCTCGGTCGTCACGGCCGCGATCGCGGTGTTTCAGGCTATCGCCGGCGTGATCGCTGCGATTGTCTCGCCGGTGGGACTGGCGATTGCAGCCATCGCCGCGTTGGGTGCCTACATCGTCTATGCGACCGGGATCGCCGGCAAGGCCATTGCATGGCTAGGCGAGAAGTTCAGCCTGCTCAAAGACGACGCGCTCAAGGCATACCAGGGCATCACCGACGCGCTGGCGGCCGGCGACATCGCCCTGGCGGCCAAAATCCTCTGGCTGACGCTCAAGATGGAGTGGCAGAAGGGCGTTGCGTGGCTCATGGACAAGTGGATCGGCTTCAAGGAGGCGTTTATGGCCGTGTGGACCGAGGCCGTCTACGGCACGGCCCGGATTCTCACTCAGGCCTGGGCCGGTTTGCAGGCGGCCTGGGTTGAGACGGTCGCCTTCCTCTCCAATGCGTGGACCCGGTTCACCGACACGGTGGTAAGCGGCTGGAACACCACGCAGAACTGGCTCTCGAAGCGGCTGGTCGAACTGTGGGGCATGTTCGACGAATCGGTCGACGTCGAGGCAACCAAGCGAATCCTGGATGAGGATTTCCGACGGCAGCGGCGCGACCGCCAGCGAGCCACGCAGGAACAACTCCGCCAGATCGAGACGACGCGACAGGCCAAACAGGCGGTGATCGACCAACAGGAGCAGGGCACACTGGCGGAATTGGAGCGGGAGAAGAACGCCCGACACGCGGCCCGGCAGCAGCAGTACCAGGCTGATCTGAAGGCCGCTGAGGATGCCGTCGCGCAGGCCCGTAAGGAGTGGCAAGACGCCCTTTCTCGGGCGAAGGCCCGGCGGAAGGCCTCCGAGAAGGACAAAGGTCCCGACGGCCTTGAAGGACCGGATGCGCTGATCGCCAAGGCCCGAGAGGCCGTCTCCAGTTTGGGCGCGTTGGGCGGCGTCAGCGGCGCGATCGAGGTCCAGAGCACGTTTAGCGCCATGGCCGCCGCCCGCGGACTGGGTTCCGGCGGCCCGGTCGAGAAGATCAAGGACCGCGTCGCCGAGATCGACCGCAACATCGGGATTCTGGTGCAGGAGGCCAAGAAGGGCGGGATTCAGTTCACCTAGAGGCCGATCAGCGCATGGCAATCACGATCGCAGAAAAACCGACCAGTCGCAGCGCCACCGAGGGCGTCGACAACAGTGCGTCGGCCACGCTCGAGTACATCGTCCGGGGCACGGACGACGATTCGGCCGTCCACGCCCTGGTCCAAGCGACGATCCCGGCCTTCTATCGCGGGCTGGCCTACCAGACCTACAGTATCGACCCGGTCCATGTCGACGAGTCGGATGCGATCGGCTACTGGGACGTCTCGGCCCAGTACGGCGTAAAGGACCCGAAAGAGTCGACCTACACGTTCGACACGGGCGGCGGCACGCAACACATCACCCAGTCGCTGGTGACCAAAAGCAGCTATCCCGCGCCGGGTTTCGCGGCGCCTGACTTCGGCGGTGCGATCGGCGTTACGCACGAGGATGTCGAGGGCGTCGACATCACCGTGCCGGTCTACAACTTCAGCGAAACCCATTACATCGACGACGAACTGGTCACCGACGCCTACAAGGGCACACTCTTCCTGCTGACCGGCAAGACCAATAGCGGCGTGTTTCGCAACTTCGCCGCCGGCGAGGTCCTTTTCTTGGGCGCATCCGGCACCAAGCGGGGCAAGGACGATTGGGAGATCACCTTCAAGTTCGCCGCCAGCCCGAACGTAGTCAACCTGCAGATCGGCCCGATCACGGTGGCCTCGAAACGCGGCTGGGAACTGTTGTGGGTTCGCTACACGGACGTCGAGGATCTCGGGGCCAAGATGCTGGTCAAGCAACCGGTGGCGGCCTATGTCGAGCAGGTCTACGAGGAAGGCGACTTTTCTGGGTTGGGAATTTGAGACATGGACCATCTCCGCAAAGTACAGTCCGGCCAGAAGCTCGAAATCCCGGCCGCGACGTTCAACTCGTTCGTCGACGCGGCGCGGGATTTCCAAGAGCGGCAGCGGAATAAGCGTTCGAGGCCCGAACCATACTTCCCCGACTCGGGGATCATCTTGGTTGCCAACAACTCGGGCGCGGACCGTAACCGCTTCGACGTGCTGGGTGTGACCGGGCCGATCATCCCTCCGGGCGCCAACCTGATCGAATTCAAACGGCGGCCCACGTTCCGCGGCGTCAAACCC